CATCTTTAACAACTGTCCACGCCTCAAAGTTTTGTCCTTCTTTTGGTATTCTTTTACTGTAACCTTCAAATATTAATGTATCCATATCCCAAACTTTTATTTTGTACATTTGTTAACCTAGGCCTTTTTCAGCTAACGCCTTGTTAGTTTTGTAAGTATCATAACTAACACCTGCCTGTAACAATGTAGAACCCATTTTATATGTTTCACTAGCTATTAAACCAGTAAGTTCTGCATCCATTGCCGCATTCTTAACAAACACTCCTTTCTCTAAAAAAAACAAATCATTTTCAAATTCTTCTAAATCAGATTTAGCTGTAAGTAATGGTGATCCTGTAAATTGTATACCACTAGCACCTACTCTTGCTCTTTTTTCACTAAATAATTTTGCTTGTTTTTTAAACAGTTTTTGTTTGTCGTATTCAAGCTGTAATGTATTCTCGTATCTTTTCCATGCGGCGTTGGCCTTCATGTTTTTTATATTCTGTCTATGCCCCATAATAGTCATAGCAGTTGAAGCCGCCATCATTGCTGGTACAAACCACGCCATATTATAAATCCTTCCTAATCACTTGTTACCAAAGTTCCTGTTATACCCAAGACCGTCATTGGTAATGGTTGTTCTTGTAAAATTTCTATTTGTCCATCTCTATCCCATCCTAAATTAGTTACACGTTTATCGCCAGTAAATTCTGGTATATTCTGGCCCATATGCATAGATGATGTTCTAAATGGTAATTGATCGCCATTTATCTTAATACCAATAGTTTTATGTAATCTTACCATAACTTCATTATACCTTTTTTTTCTTCCTTGTGCAGTACCAGCGTTTGCACCTGCTTCAATTCTCATAGTCTTAATTTTAGATGTATATGCAAGACCTATTTCAATACTTTTAAATCCTGTTGCACTATTTAAACTAACAGATATAGCACCATTTGTTACTGTTTGATTAGGAAATACAGCATCACCTATAAGTATTTGTACTTCTTCACCTTCTAAATGATCTAAACCTGTAATACTTGTACTAGAACCATTTACTGTACCTGCTAAACCGCTATCTACTTTTAACAAATCATCTAAATATTCTACGTATTGTACAATGTTACCGTTTATTCTACGTCTAACTACAATGTAAGTTTGATTTTCACTAGCTTCTGATATTGTAGATACTGATTTAACTTGTGCTTGTGCTTTTACAGAATGATTAGCACCAACACCATCTTGTATTTGTACTATTGTTCTATCTATTGCTTGTTCGTATGTTTTTGCAAATTCAAAATTATTAGCATCTTTTACATATACAAAATAATCTTGACCATCTATAAGACCACCTAACTTTGTACCTCCACCTGCACTATATGTAACTCTATCACCTGTAGATAAACCATGATTACTTATTGTAACAAAACCATTATTATTACTATCTGTTACACTATCTCTAACGTCTGATGCGCCATTGAATGTAAGGCCATATGATCCACCTAAAATGTGTCTATGCCATGCTATAACATCTTCTTCTCTTTGATATGTTAAACCTAACAATGCGCCATCTTTTCTAACAGCCCAATAAATACTATCTGGTTCTTGTGCATAGTCTACGTCTACAATACCTTTGCCTGTTATATGTTCTGCTAACAAAGTCATATCTGGTGCTAAATATGCATCACTTTCAAATCTATATGCAAACTCTCTAACTTTTTTTTGTTGTCTTTGTACAAACAATACAGCATTACCTATTTGTATAGGTTGTGTAGTGTAACCACCATATGTTGTTTGTTGTGTTATTTGTACGTTATCTGGTTTTAAAGGTTCACCTGTTGGTCTACCTACTTTAAATTCACCACCTACTGTACCTACAATAAGATCACGTGCAGGTGCTAACCATCTAATAACATTTACTCTATTAGCGGCTATAGTATAAATAAATGCATCTGCGGCGTTACCAGAACCTACATCAAATTCTTCATACAAACCACTTTCACTTGCAAATATAGTTTGTGGAAAAGATGTAGTACCAGCAAAAACTAATCTTTGTTCAAAAAATGATACAGCTTTTGGAAAACCTTTTGTGCTTGTAAATGTACCTAATGACCAATCTGTTGTTCCCCCTGTACCACTAAAATTATCTGTTGTAGTTGCTGTAACTTGTGTTGCAGAAGAAAAGTTTGTAATTTTAGCATGACCACTATTAAACTTAATTAATCTTCCAACGTCTGTAGCCACAAATGTACTAGAAGATGCAGTTATAGTAACACTACCAGAAGTACCACTAGGTGTCATTGTTGTACTTGTTGTGTTTTGATCTAAATATGGGCCACGTTTAAAATCTACTTCTGTTAAAGTCCAACTTGTATGACCTGTTCTAGATAATTTTCTAGGTGATACATCTTCATGTACTAAATACATAACATCTGCTGATTGAGTAAATGCTATTTCGTATAATTGAGTTTCTGTAAAAGGTGATGCTATTTCAAAAACATCTGCCGCAGTACCAGCAGAAGCATATGCAGTATATCCTGTACTATTTACACCTTGTAATTCAAAAGTATTTGTTGTTACATTTGCTATTCTAAATCTTCTATTATTTAATTGTGTCATTCCTACAACACTATTAATCCATACATCATCACCATTAGTATAACCATGAGATGATACTGTAACTACAGCAGGATTTGCTTGTGTTATACCTGTAATAGTTTTAGGTGTATTTGTTATTTGTCCATTATCTTTGTAAAATCTAATATATTGATCGCCAAGTTCTAAAATATATGATTGTGTAATATTAAATTCAAAAGGTATTATTCTTGTAGATTTACTACTATCTTTTACTTCTGCAACAAATCTACTACCATATCTTCTTGTTGCACCGCCTTGTGGAAATACTGTCATATTCTGCATTTCCTCAACACCATTATTGTATTTTTTAAAATCAACTTGACCTGCAAGTTTTGGTGTTAATTCACCAGCAGTAAAATTAGTTTGAAAAGGGTGTACTCTTGCCATTATTTTCTAAAGTCCGTAAAAGTATCAGAAACAAGATCATCCATAAATCCTTCTTGTCCATCAATACTACGGGCTTCAGAAAGTTTTAGTTGATATAATTTCTGCATTTGTGTTTGTACTTGCATACTACTTGTTACAGGGTATGCTAAATCAACAGATAATTTTGCAGTTAAAACATCAACAAACATAGCGTCAAATAAATTTGTGTCTGTAATTCTTGCTATATATAAAATATTAGCAGTACCTTGATCTGTAAGTAACACTCTACCTTGTGTTCCAAAATTTTCTATTTTAAATTTATAATCTTTTTCTTCCATTTCTAAAACACGTAAACAGTAAGGATTTGTAGGTAATGCATATTGATATGCAAAACCATAGGTAGGTGCAGTTGATAATTGTGCTAAAGTTGTTCTTGTTATTGAAAAATTAAATGGGTGAGATCTTAATACGCTATCTCTTGCGTCTGAATAAAATGAATTACATAATCTTGCTCTTTCACTATCATCTGTCAATGATGTAATAGGATCATCACCTAATCTTCTTAATGCATTTGAACAAATTGATACTTCTGTAGCCATAATATGAATATATCAAAGGGGCGACTATAATTCAATATATATCGCCCCTTTTAAAGTTAGTTATTAGTATTAGTCAATACTGTAGACAACAGCACATTTTACTGTGCCAGAAATAGCCGCACTAGCAGTAGTTAATAAAATATCTGTTTCAGCAGTATTTTCATAACCAAAGCCATCAATCTTGCCTTCTTGCGACATAGACATTTGTCCAGCCGAAGAAACCGAAGTTGCCGCTATGTATCTATCTGCATCACCACTATCACCGACAGATATAGTTGCAGAACCTAGAGCATCAAAATATACGATAATATCGTATACGATTGCACCCGCAGGTAATTTTGCAACAGATATATCTGAACCAGCCCCTAGAGAAGATGCTTCATAACTATCATATTGTACTCTTAATCTACCATGATTTTGACTTGCTATAACCTTTTCAACAGGTTCAGCCGTTCTCTTGGTAAAATTACTTCCTTTTACACTAGCCATAATATTACTCCTTCCCTATTATTCTGTACAAGCAATCTCTAGTACTTTTTCATCTTCTACTCTCGTAGCACCGATAGTCATACATAGATATACTTGTGTACTATAGTTCTTGTCTGCTCTTTCAGATATTTTAGTTTGAATATCTTTACCAAGCGCAAGGCCCATAGATGTGTTAGTGAATGCTAGTACTTGTCTGTGACCGTTACTATCTGTTCCAAGTCTTTCACTTCTGATAAACCTAAAACCCATAAATGTATCGATATCACCTTGTACTAACGCTTTTACGCTGTTGAAATCTGACGAAGTTATTTGCGTTGTACCTAACAAATCAGAAATCTGTTTTGCTGAACATACAAGCGTTCTTGCTTCGTCTGGATCTACGTTAGCCGCATCTAATTTTTCTTTTGCAGAAATTAGTTTAGCTATAGTTAATCCAGTTGATCCATGTGCAATTTTTTGTCCTGCTGGAAGCGCAATAGTTGAACCTCCAGAAACACCGCCAAAAGCATTACCAGTAGCCGCCGCAATAATTACGTCATCCATTGTTCTGCCCATAGCGTATGCACCAGCTTTTGCATACTCGGATTGTGGTGAAATAAGCAATCTTACTTTATCGCTATCGTCAATAAGATCTGCCCAATCATAGTCATCCATTGTTACTTTTCGTCTAGAATGTGGCGTATCCACTCTTGGTGTATCAGCGTGTCTAGACGTTCTTTTCACAGCCGCAGTTGATCCAATTCTTTCAAAGAAATGTGATTTCCCGACAATACTCTCGGTTCTAACCGCATCTCTTAATTTTGAACCTTTTTGTTGCGCCAAATGAAAAACATTACTTTTGTATTGTTCTACAAAAGCAGTTGTTATTTGAACTGACATAGTCGTTCCTCCATTAAAAGTTACAGAATAGAGAGCATAATGCACTATTGCATCATACCGTATTCCAATTTAATCGGTTTTTGTCCTACTGGGAAACCTAATTTTTAAGCCATATCGGCTAACTATCCGTTATCCATAAATGGGCGAAATTAGTTGTGATAATTATACAACACTTTTAGATTAATTACCATATGCTTTTTCATGTAATTGCCTAACTTTTTCTACAGCAGTTTCATCACCCTTATGGTAAGCGTGATTAGCGTCTGACATAATTTTAGCAATTTCATCTTTAGCATCTAATGGTGATACGCTTAATCTATTATTTTGTGTATTTTGTGCCATATCTTCTGTTACTTCTTGCCCTAATCTAGCAAAAAATCTTATAACAGCAGGATTATTACCAGCAGAAGAATTAGTAATTAAATCACGTAATTCATCATCACCGTATACTGCTAATGCTCTATCTGCGGCGGCAACTTTTTTATCATAGTCGTAACCCCATTCTTGCTTTAGTACACTTTCTGTTTCTGATTTTTGCCTAGATATTTCAGCAGGTTCGTTTTCTTCTTCATGTTTTATAGTATTCATTTGATACTCTAACAATGCACCTACTTGTTTATCATTAAGACCTATTTTATGAGCAACATTCTTGAATTCATCAAGGTTTTTTTCCTCAAAAAATGGTTGATAATCTTCTGGAATAGTTACAGTATATTTACTTGGATCTTCTGGTCTACCAAGTTTTGTATATACTTGTTCCATCTCATCATCAGTTTTAGGCATAGTAATTGTATTACCTAATCTTTTTTGTTGATGTACTACAGTTTTTGCAAGATCTTCTACATTCTTAAAATTTTGCAATGTAGCATCATTTTTTAAATCTTCGGGTAGTGTTGATTTCCAATCTTGATTATCACTTCCCGATCCAAGTACCGTATTACTTTCTTCTTGTACTGGATTGTCGTTTGTGGTCATTTGTTCATCAGACATCTTTATCCTCCTTTAGTAAGTTAATTATTCTGATTAATACACTTCGTTGTCCTTCACGAAATGCTGTTTCATGTGGATCACCTTTTGTATGTGATGATCTATGATAGTAAGCTGACGTTAAATCAGCTAACACTCTTTTACCTTCTGGTGTATCAAAAGTAATATTATAATCTTGTTTGATCTTTTTAAGATCCTTGTCCATATTCATTTTGTAAATTTTCCATACCCATTTCCTGTACTGTATCTTCTAATCCACTAGATACATTTGGATCTGCAAGTATTTTTGCCGCTTGTGCTTGATCTTTTTGTGCTTTGCCTAATGCTTGTTGTTCTTGTGCCATTTGTGCCATTTGTGCTTGTTCTGCTCTCATTGCTCTTAAACCTTCTACATCATCTTTACCACGTAGTACAGTTTTAGGTACACCTAATAATTTACCACGTAATCTAACTGCTTCGTCATGGTCTATATTATCCATAATAGCAGGATCTATTTGTGCAATATTCATAGCTAAACTATATAATCTTTCTATAGCTACACTTTCTTCCATTCTTTGTGAACGTGCTAAAGGCCCTAAATATTCTACATCTATTTTTGTTCCTTTTATAATTTCTGGTTCTTGCATTAATGCACCTGCACGATACATAATACCAAACACACGTTCTATTAATGGATTTAAAAACTCACTTTGAAATCTACCTAATGTTGGGCCAAGAAGTCTTTGCATCAATTCATATCTAACTTGCACTTCTGTTGCCGTCATTTGTGGGCCTTCTTGTAATTGTAATTGATCTGAATAATATGCTTGTCTTATTGCAGTACGTAATTGATTTTCTTTTAAATCTGTAATCTGCCAGTTTGTTCCTATCTGTAAAGGTTTTACAGCACCATCATTTCTAATAACTGTAATACCAGCAGGTGTCATTCTTACTCTACCTATAACACCATCATCTTGTACAAGTAATGGTGGATCAATAGCTTTTGCCCATGCTTTTAATCCAATCTCTACAGCTTTGTTTAATGTTTTAATATCTGGTAACGCATTAAAACTTGGTGATCTACCAAATATTTCACCTGTTGCTTTTGACCAACGTGGTACTAAATATGGAAACTCATTGTAACCACCTGTTCTAACAACCATCTTATCTTCTTCGCATACATGACACGAATGAAATTTTAATTTAGTTGCTGACTTACCTGTTGCTCTTTCATAATCTGTTGTTGGTTCTACAGCGTGTATAAAATTAAATTTATGATCTGGTCTTTCTTTAGATGCTGTTTGTATTTTTTCACCTACTTTATCAAAACCAAATTCTTGTACTGCTTGTCTAGCAGTTAATTTATATTTTCTGTAAAGTGTATCTACTTTACCATCAATACTTTCTTGAATGTAATATTCTGCAATATGTAAACAATTAAAATGTATACCATCTGTATCAAAGCCATTACTACCTTCTTCAACAAATAATGCGGCTGTACCAATAGAACATAAATCAAGATACATCTCATGTACTTCTGTATTAAAATTAGTTTCATTAAATGTGTCATACATTCTACGTGCTGTATCTTCTAACCATAACTGTACATCACGGTTTTCATTTAATTCTTCATCTCTTAATTTTATACTAAACCAAGGTAATGATGGTGATGTAAGTGTACCTTGTAAACTTGCCGCTAATAAATTGTTTGCTGTAATAGCTGTACTATCAAATAAAACTTCTGTTCTTTTTTCACCACGTGTTCTTAATGTAACAACGTCTGCTTTTCTTGGCATTACATAATCTAATATTTCTTGCCAGTTGACTTCCCATGTGCCTCTTTCTTGGCCAAGTCTATCTAATCTTTTTTTTATATATTCGTAATTAGCCATTATTTTTTATTTTTTTTAACACCGCCGCCTAAAAGTGTTTGACCAACTTCTGCATCATCTTCAACACCTTCACCACTTGTAAGAATTGTACCGTACATACCTTTCTTTTTAGAACCTAACATTTTTTCTTTTTCTGCCGCCGCTTGTGCTTCTGCTTCGGAAGTTTTATCATATACTGATTGGTCTACTGGTGGTGGCATTTGTGGTTGTGATTTTCCGCCCATATTATTTCCTTATCCATTTACATTCGTCTTTTAGCATTCCATAAACTGCCGCATCAACAAATTCATTTTTAATTTTCATAACTTTTCTTACTATACCTTCTTTTGTCCATCCTGTACCAGATAAAATGCGTTCATTACGTTCATAGCCGTTTCTACATACTGCCGTCATACGGCCACATTTTAACTGGTTAAAACCATAGTCAAAAACATATTTTATATGTTTTCTAGTAAATAATCTAGGTGTTTCTAATGCTAGATGAACATATACATTATGACCATCATAATCTGTAAAAAGAAAACCACCTAAAATTTTTTTATCTTCTATAAATCCAATATAAGAAAATTTATCA